CTCGTGACGATCCAGAGGTATCTCCGATGATAACGATTCGAAATAAATGTCAGTTAGTAACGACCATGCGAGAGCAGTCTCGACAATTTTAGGATCTACTCGGGAGATTTCCTTGAAGTCAAACATGTCAGTTGTATCCAAAATACCGTCCCAGATTCTTTTCCCGTCTAACTTCGGAGCTACAACTGATTCCACGTATGAGTATACGAGGTCTAACTTGTTCGGACGGGTCGTGATATGCGGAATTACGTCGGGGGAAGGTATCACGGGAACTTCAGTTGCGTACATATCTTCTACCCAAGCTAACTTATTCCCACGAAGATCGGGCCATTTTATCACAACAGGATTCGTAGCGTTAAGCTTACTAGGTCGTGTATCGATTGGTGTCAAGGAAGTCGGAACATAATATGCAATTGATGATGGTAACGGTATTCCTTTCGCACTCAGATTCTGATACAAGTTTGTCAGAGTGAGGAAATTTGTTTGGAATACTACCGGGTAGTCAAATTCACCACCTGATAATATGCCTGCACGGTCTGAACTGAAAGTGAGGTGAGTTGGTACGGAACAACTCCCAAGCACTGAAAATCTGTGACTTGCACCCTGATGACGATGTACTCCTGTTCCTCCGTAAACAGTAGGAAATATTGGAAGTAGTTGGTCAAGGTTCCAAGGAGATCTGGATTGAATTATAGAGTCGACCGTAGGCGTCAGCGTTTTATCGCCGAGTAGTTCGGAATAAATTATGACTGCCTTCTTAAGGTCGCGCATTGTTGAGTTGCAGCTTACGATTCGATAGCCGTGATCGGACAATTTCTTTGATGTGGACGTTCCGAAATTCGGAGGCGCGGATCCTTTCGATGTCAGAATGTTTGCGTTCAATGTCGCTGACGCCGAGATACAGTCACGTTTCTCTGTAAAAGGTCCGATTTCGAAGTCGAAGGGAGTATACACTCCGATAGAAGAGTTTTCGAATTTAAGATCCCACTGTTTTCTTAGACGCGAAGCTGTTTCGAACGGAGGTGGATGCTTCTTTCCGTCTATTCGTAATGATAAAATGAAACGTTCAATTAGAGTTGTCAGTATTTTCCCACTAGCATTCGCGATCCTATCTACGAGGTTATTACCGGGTACGATTCTCTCGATTGTTCTCGTCATAGAAAATCTCTTGACGGTCTTATTATATAGTCCGGCAGGGGACAGGTCGAATAAATCGGATGCGATTTGTGGGTGCAGAGGGTCCATCTCAGTAAGGAACTTCTTATACTTCTCGCCCTGAAGACGGAGAGTAGGCTTTACAATTGCAGCTAGGTCCCGATTGACTACAATATTTGGTAGTTGCTTGCCAACTGCGTCGGCTATCAAGTGCGATGCATCGTCCGGCTTATCGATAGGTATCGAATACGGGTCATTGATCAAATTTGTTGGATCGATTTTATACGGCATGAATTCTCCGTTGAGCAAGAGACTCATATAGTTACGAATCGACTTTGTATTTTGCGACAAATGATAGGTTGCTGCTACATCGAAAGAGAGATCGTCGGTTTCACCTTTGCTAAAATACCGCGTCCAGGGCATCATCGGAAGTCCCCCGACCGATCCTGGAATCAGCAGTATTTTCCTGGCTGTCTTGTTAGCGAGTAGTCGATCTATATGACGCCATTCGGGGTAGTTGATTAGAGATGATCTTCGTCTCTGTAACATTAGAAACACTTGAACAAACTTCCACCAGATCGCGCGGATTGAGTTATTCAAAGTCCCAGCAACAGCAATAGAATTTGACACTACTCCGGCAATCTCTTTCGTTAATGACGGAATTGAATGATCAAGGCGAGAGAATGCTCGAGAAGAGAACTTCAGAGAATAAAGAATATGTACGCCTTCGACATATATTTCTTTTCCATATGTTAGTACCGTCTTCGAATCGATACATTCTTCAGGTTTGACTTCATGATTCAGTCGCTCACTTCTTCTTTCAAGACTATGCAGGAAATTGAAAAGAGAAGTTTGCAGATCGGTCTTACTGACGTCGAACGAGACGTAGAACACCTGGTTGTCTCCTTGTCCTGCCATGTGAAAGGAGCAATCTTCGTCCTGCAATGCAAAGAACATCATTGCTACAGTGCATATAGTCCAAACGGTTTGCTGAATTCCTTCTATTCCTCCGTAGTGATTTCTCCAAACTAGATCAGACGTCGGCCAGTCTTTAGCATGCATACCACTTTTTACTCCTTCTGGAAGTGTATGCTTGTCTGTTAGTACGAAGGTACAACTGGAGAAGAATTTATGAGCTTGAGAGAAAACACCTGGCAATCCAAATATGTGTTCCAGCGATCTTGCAATAGGGTTGACTGCGGCTGCCCTCCAACGGAGATTCCACCGGGAGAAATCTACTTCGACTAAGCATGTATTGTTTCTTGCTTTTTCAGATGTGAGATCGTACAATCTCTTCCGTAACTTTGTATTGGACATCGTCATCGTCTGTTGGGGCAAGTATCCATCGTCGCCATTTTCTCCACCCATGAATCGTTTCAGGTTAGCTTCGGTCAAGACGAAGAAAAGCCTCACTTCGAACTCAAGCTTGGCAAAACATCGTGCGGAAGTCTTGAATTCACGCTCTTTCTGAGTCAGTTCAACGATACGTTGATTAATGCTGAATTTTCCTCGTCGCATTCTCTCGACTATGTCAAATGTGTCAACATCTTTTCGTTTAATCAACGATTCCAAGAGACGACGATAGGCAGATGAGTTTCCGCCGAACCAGAATCCGCTGGCATGTTGTGCTCCGGGACAGATTGCCTTGTCGTCTATCATATCGAGATAATCAGGGGAATAGTCGAATTCCATGAACTTCTTAAATTCGACTTCTGATAAGTCCGACAAAGGAAAGCTTTTCTGAGGAAGATACAAGATGTCTCGTTTCCAGAGAGAATGAAGCTTGGTACCTGGTTTAGGTTCGGCTTTCTTGACAAATTCTGGCCACGTTTTGTTTTTTGTCAGATATCTCTGTAGAACGAGAAATTTGAAGTGATTGTGATACTGTTGAATCGAAACTAGATCGAGCTTTCCTTTCGGACAGGCTTCTTCGCGGACAGATTTGGCAGATTTTGCTGCATACACGAAGGGGTGTCCAGACAGCTTCGTACATCCGAACAATTCTGCAGATGTTGATAAGTCGTCGGTGTCTCTGACAATTTCAATCAATTTTAATACCAGAGGATGTTCGTTTGAGTCGTTCAATTTTTCTTCTTTCGTCATCAGTTTGGCGCACGTTCGTACAAATGAGCTTACGGGCAGTATGTCACCGTCAGACAGTTCTGTTAAGTACGACTTATAAACTGACTCGGGTCCTTTCACAAGCTCATATCCGCGGTTTCCGTATTTGATGAGTATTTCTTCTTGCCACTTTAAAAGACGTGATAGTAGCGCGTGCGTTCTTTTTGAACCATTGTGCATACCTGCGTCGATTGCTAAGAAAGCGTTAAATCGTGCGAGAGCACAATCTTGAAACATTTGTGCTTGCTCGAAAGTAAAGATGTATCGCTTTGGTGCAGTACGCCGAATGATTTTCCCTTCATCGTCCCGTGTTATGACTGAATCTCCAATCTGTTCAAGTATGAATCCATCATAGAAGAAGAACTTCCGATCGCCGACAATGTATGGAGTTTTGCCGAAATTCTTTTCTAGTTTTCTCTTTCGATAGCGCTCGACCATAATATCCCAGTATCGATATGACTCGTAATGTGCGTATGTTTCCTCGCG